CGTCTAAAGTAAACGAGGCGGGTAACTACACCAAGCCTGGTTTGCGAAAGACTATCTTTAATAGAATCAAGGCCGGAACCAAAGGCGGAGATGCTGGCGAATGGTCGGCTCGTAAGGCGCAACTCCTAGCTTCTGAATACAAGAAGGCTGGCGGAGGCTACAAGAACTAATGGCTAAGGCAAAATCCCAGAAGTCTTTAGAGGACTGGACTAAGCAAAACTGGAAAACCAATGATGGAACACCGTCTGAGGGTAAAAAACGCTACCTTCCTGAAGCTGCTTGGGGTGACTTGACTCCTGCTGAAAAGGCCGCTACTAATCGTGCAAAGAAGAAGGGCGATGGCGGTAAGAAGGGCAAACAGTTCGTTCCACAACCTAAGAAGATTGCAAAGAAGACAGCGAAGCACAGATAATGGCAGAAATTAAAGTAGGAACACGCAAGAAGTTTGGTCCATACAAGGGTTCGGCGCAGAATGGTGGCCGAGAGATTTACGTGTGGAAAGTAAAAACTAAAGACGGCTGGCGCACTGAGTCTAAGAACAAAGCTCGTGAGGACTATGAAAAGTCACACGGACGTAAACTACCTAAAGACGTAGATGTTGACCACAAGGATAACAACAAAAAGAACGACTCTAAGAGTAACCTTAGAGCTATGAGCCACGGCAAAAACGTTGGCAAAGAAAACAAGCGTAGAGTAGGAAAGAGATAATGTCTAACTTACCTATTTGGGATGCCCATGTTAAGAAGTATGGTCCTCCTCCAGTTGTTATAATTCCTAAGTACCCATCAAAACAGCCAGAAGCTGTGATAAACTCACAACAACTCAGTGCAGAGATGGAAGCACAAGCAGAATTAGATGAAAAGAACTTAAGAAAGAAAGGTCTGTAATGGCTAAGACAGCAGCGTGGTCTCGCTCAGAAGGTAAGAATCCTAAGGGTGGACTAAATGAAAAAGGACGTAAATCCTATGAGCGTGAAAACCCAGGCTCTGATTTAAAAGCACCAGTTAAGTCTGGAAACAATCCTCGTCGTGCGGCGTTTCTTTCACGCATGGCAGGTAACCCGGGTCCAGAGCACAAGCCTAATGGCGAGCCTACCCGCCTCCTACTAAGCCTTCAGGCTTGGGGAGCATCATCCAAAGCAGACGCTCGTAAGAAAGCAGCTGCTATTCGTAAGCACAACGAAGGAAAGAAACATGGCAGCAAGTAAACCTTGTACATGCGGCACCTGTCCGTCATGCAAAACCAAAAAGAACCCAAACATGAAACGCGACCAGACACTGGCATCTCGTAAAAAGAACTCCCTTGGAAAAATCAAGGGTAAAAAAGGATAAATAATGTGTAACGGAAATTGCACCTGCGGTAAGGAAAAGAAATAATGGCAGTATGTAAGTGTGGTAAGTGTGCCGCTTGTAAGAAGCGCCAGGAATCAAGCAAGAAGAAGCCTGAGTGGCTGAACTCTAAAGAAGACAAGGCCCAAGACAAAAAAGAGATGAAGGGTATGACCCCAGCTCAGAAGGCCAAGTTCAAGAAGGAAGACGCCAAGCACGACAAGCCGGGTATCTCCAAGAAGGAAGACATGAAGAAAGACGCCGCTGCGCGTAAGAAAGTCATGGCTAAGAAGTAACCAACACAAACAATCCCTCCTTGCGCTAGCAAGGGGGGGTTTGTTATTATTAACCCATGAAAACCCCGAGGCATAGCCTAACAGAGATTGACGAAGAAACACGTATTGCGTTTTGTATTGCATGTGACACTATTGTCAAGGTAGTATCTAGTGGCCGCCCAGGCAGTGCTGGTGCGAACAGCCGGTGGAGGTGCAAGGTTAAATTTACTGACACCTGGCGTAAACGAGAGCGTCCCCACACCCTCTACAAAAAGTCTTACTGTGAAGAGTGTGCGTTTGTAGCTAAAGTCGCTTCTCAGCTAGACGTGGACCATATAGACGGTAACAACTCCAATAATGACCCCGATAATCTTCGTACTCTATGCAAGAACTGCCATGCATATAAGACTGCTATGAAAGGTGACTGGATTCCAAAGAAGTTTAGCCAGTCTAACGACGAATAAATCCTTATCCTTAAAGGGTAGGAAATCCGTGCGGACTCCTATCTACATTACGTAGCTTGCACCTGATAAAGGATTTTGCGATGTCTTCTCCGTTTAAGCCATGGTGGGAAAAAGTCAATGACTATATGTCCTTCCAAGAACGCCAGGAATTCCTGCGTGGAGCTGGGGGCTATATGCCCAACGCTCAGCATGATATTCTCATGGGAGTCCTAAAGGCTGGTTACGTAAACAACACTTTCGAGAAGCCGCAAAGCCACACAGGTAAGAAGCAGAGTAATGGATATCTTAACTAAGGCTATTCAAAAAGCCGTCCACAAACTTTCAGTATCTGCCACTAGGCAGATACAGCAGCACGCCCAGGCCGATGGCTGGGACCCGTCAACTGCCTCCGGACTTTCTGTAAATATCACCACTAGCTCTGCCAGCATCAGCGTAAACGATGAGTTTGCTGACAAAGCATTTGAGCACGAATTCGGCACTCAAAATCACCGCCCTAAAGCTACCCTTAGAAACAGTAAGGTAAGCGATTCTCTTAAGTCTCAGATGGCGATTCTTCTAGACGCAGAATTGAAGAAGCGCAAATGACCTTTTTATTATCTGAAGACAAGGCTCTTAGAGAGCGACTACAGGGAATCGTAGTTCACGACCAGAAGGCTGATGGAGCAGATACTCCTCGCCAGGTTGGAGTTTGGTTCGGTCAGCCTGACCAGGAAATCCGTGCGCAGAACTTCCCATACATAACTATTGACTTGATTGACGTTGAGAGAGACGCTCAGCGAGAAATGCGCGGAATTGTTGCGCCTACCTACCTTCCGACTCCTGCTGGGCTAAACCCACAGACCCAGGGAGTAGAGATTGACATGCCTATTCCGGTTTACATCACTTACCAAATAACTACTTTTGCACGCCACCCGCGTCATGACCGAGAGATGCTATCAGTCCTTTTGACCGATAGACTACCAAGATTTGGCTATCTAGAAATCGTTGAGAAGACGGAAACAGTTGGGAATGTCCAAACTATTACGTCTACTTACCGCCGTATGGATACCATGAGCGTCGTTAAGCGCGACGCAACTGAGCAAGCGAAGCGCTTGTTCATGAACGCTATAACTGTTCGAGTTTCTTCTGAGCTCGTACAGGGAAAACTACGCACAATATACAAGGCACTAGAAGTGCACGTCGACGCCCCAGAGCTTATGCCTGTTGGTATGGACAGTGTTCGCCCGTCTATCATCTCGTAATATTCGTAACCCTCTGAATCAACCCTATCTAAGGAGATAAAATGGCGACATATAATCGTCCGGGAGTTTATATCAATGAACTTCCTCTAGCAGCTGCACCGGGCAACCGCGCATCTGCAGCAGTTGCAGCAGGCGCTGTACTGGGTGCTTTTGCCCAGGGCCCTGACACAATCACACTAGTAACCTCATGGTACGACTTCACCCAGAAGTACGGTGGTTACAACAAGCAGTACCCAGCATCATTCTCTGTAGCAGAGTTCTTCAAGAACGGTGGTACTGAGCTTTACGTAAAGCGAGTCCTACCAACTGCTGCTAAGAAGGTAGCTAAGGTAGCTGTTACTTACACAAGCTCTATTGCTGGAGACACCTCTGGTACACTTTGCTACATTGCTGCAAAGCACCGTGGTATTGACGGAAATAACCTACGCGTAGTAATTACCCCTTCTAAGTCAATCCGTGAAGACGGGTACTATGACATTAGTGTTTATCTCGAAGCTGGAGTCAGCGACTATGTAGACGGCGTGTTCACCCCTGCTAACGGCATAGACGACCTACTTGTTGAGCAGTTTAATGGCGTTATTTTCCACGACGAATTGTCTGGAGACTATGCCCCGACTGTAATCAGCTTCGGTTCGTCTTTCATTCGCATCTTGGAAGGCCCTGTTACGGAGTACAACACCGACGGTTCTGTTGTCAGCCCAGTAACTGACTACGAAGTGAAGAAGAATGTACTGTACGTACCTTCGGCTACTATGCTACCTCTATCAGGCGCAAACACGCCTGAGGTTGACCTAACATACGGTGACTACACTGGGGACTTGGTATTTGACCCTACCCTAACTGACAACTCGTTTGTGGGAGCCATTACCGCTGCAAACGGAAACGGCACCAAGGTCACCTACGTAACTAGCTCTGATGACGCTGCTGAGCTGGCTGTAGGAGATGTTGTAGACATCACTGCACTAACTACCGCATTCAACGGAACTTCTAAGGCCATCACCGACGTAGTTACTTCTGCAAACGCAACTGTAACCGGCGTTACAGGTAGCGGAACTGAGTTTACGTACACCAACTCTGGAACTAACTCGTTCGCTGTTGGAGACCTAGTTACAGTTACTGGAGCCTCAGTATCTGGATACAACGTTACTAACGCAGTTATCACTGTACGTACTGGAACTACGTTCAAGGTAGCAGGTACAATTACTGACTCAGCCACCTTTACTTCTGGTCTTGCTGTTCGTCCTGCTGGATTCAAGGTTGCAAACACTGCAGCTACCGGAGCAGCCGGGGATGGTGCTGGTGTAGTAACTCGTCCAGACACAGCTGAAGATTCGTACGTAGTTGACGACATGCTGAGCTTCAAGGAGTTCGAAGTTATCGACCAGCCTCTAGTGTTCTTCCTGCCTGACGTAACAGTTAAGCTAGGTAGCTGGGGCGCTGCCAAGTGGGTTTACAACGCACTGATTGACTGGATTGAATCTCCAGCGACTCAGGGACGCCACTTTGTAGTTGTTGAGACTGCTTCAGACTTGACTGCTGACCAGGCACTTAGTGCTTCTGGTGACCTAATTGAGTCTAGCCGTGCAGCTGTTTACTACCCACACTTGTTCATCAAGGACCCAGTAGGTCGCTCTGGCGGTGCCATCCGTAAGGTTGGTCCATCAGGCACTGTTGCAGGCCAGTTCCTAGGTACTGACCGTAAGTACGGTCCGTTCAAGGCTGCTGCAGGTATCGAAGCCAAGGTTGCAAGCGCTGTCGCTCTAGAGCGCGCGTTTAGCCCAGCTGAGTTGGATGCTCTAAACAGTGGTGTAACCACAGCAGGTATCCGCACCGGAAAGAACGTAGTTAACGCTATCCGTAACCTTCCAGGTGCAGGCATCGTTGTTATGGGTGCTCGCACTCTGAAGCAAGACGGTACTGCTAACCGCTACATCAACATGCGTCGTTCGCTTACTTACATCGAGAAGCGTCTACACGACTTGGCTCAGTTTGCAGTGTTTGAAAACAACACTGAGAAGCTATGGGCTCGTTTGATTACTGTACTAGGCTCGTTCCTAAACGACTACCGCAACCAGGGTGGTCTACGTGGAACTACACTAGCACAGTCCTTCTACATCAAGTGTGATGGCGAAAACAACACCTCTGCGTCTATCGCTGCTGGTGAAGTGCACGTCGAAATTGGTGTGGCCCTTGAATACCCAGCTGAGTTTGTAGTTATCAACCTCAGCCAGAAGACCGCAGAATAGCCGAAGGAGAAATAATAAATGGCTGGTCCAACAATTATCAATAACCGCTCGACCCTCGAGACCGACCCAATCAGAAACTTTAGGTTCCTGGTTACCTTCAAGCCACTTCCTGGTGGTAATGCGGGTGGCGGCTCGTGGTTCCAACCACAACCAAAGGTAGTAATCGGCTTCACATCAGTATCGGGTCTGTCGGTTAACACCGAC